TTAGTGGTAACGCTACTATTCAAAATGTTTGGGGTAACGCTACTATTCAATATGTTATGGATAACGCTACTATTCAAAATGTTATGGATAACGCTACTATTCAAAATGTTATGGATAACGCTATTATTCAAGATGTTAGGGATAACGCTATTATTCAAGATGTTAGGGGTAACGCTATTATTCAATATGTTATGGATAACGCTACTATTCAATATGTTAGGGATAACGCTACTATTCAATATGTTATGGATAACGCTATTATTCAAAATGTTATGGATAACGCTATTATTCAAGATGTTAGGGGTAACGCTATTATTCAAAATGTTTGGGGTAACGCTACTATTCAATATGTTATGGATAACGCTACTATTCAATATGTTACGGATAACGCTATTATTCAAGATGTTAGGGGTAACGCTAAGTATTTCGTTATAAGATATGGAGAAAAACCAAAAATGTATATTAAAAAAGATAGTTTTGAAATTATTGAATTATGAAAATAGAATTAATAGCTGGTAAATGGCACGTAAATGGAAAATCATTTAATGAGTTAACTCCTAACGAAAGAATTATACTTGATAATTTTTTTGAAGATTATAAAAATGGTAAAGAATTAGCTAGTGAAATAGTGATTGATGAAAGTTTAAAACAAGTATTAAAAGAATTAATATGACTTTATTAGAAATTAAAAAACTTTGGGGTATTGATATAACCGAAAAGAATAGAACTCAATTATATGTCTTTTTACGTTATTTATACGTTGAAGAAAATTTACACAAAAGAGATTATATAATTGCTAGAGAGTTAAATTTAGGAAGGTCTACAATCACTCAGGCGCGTAATAATCCTGAACGGTTTAATAAAGGATTTACTTATTTATTTATCAAAGATTTATATTATAAAAGAGATAAAAAATTGATTGAGAAATTTAATTTTTTTATTCGAAAAGTAAATTTAGACAATAAAAATGAAGTTTATAAAAAAATAACGCTTGAAAAATTAAGAAATGAGGCAAAAGAAAAAAAACAAAAAAAAGCGACAGCTAAATTTAAAAGAAAAGAAAATTTATTTTTTGTCCTTGATAAATTAAGAGATAAAAATACTTATTTGAATAACAAAGTATTTAATACTTGGGATGATCACGACTGGAACGAATTTTACAGACTAATTAAATAATTATGCAAGTAACAGATAAAATAACAATTACAAACGAGGATAACATGGAGTTAATGGCACGTTATCCCGACAAGTATTTTGATTTAGCAATAGTCGACCCGCCTTATGGGATTGGTATAAATATATCAATGGGGAGAAGAAAAGGAGATAAAAAAAGTAACTATCATAAATTTGCTGGAGAAGATAATCAAATTCCTTCTGCAGAATATTTTCAAGAATTAAAAAGAGTTTCTAAAAATCAAATCATTTGGGGCGGGAACTACATGACTGATTTTCTACATGCTTCTTCATGTTGGTTGTTATGGGATAAAGGATTTTCTGAAGATGTAACTTTTGCACAGTTTGAAATGGCGTGGACTTCATTTACTTCAAGTGCTAAAAAGTTTGATAAACACCCAAGTCAACAAAATAGAATTCACCCAACACAAAAACCAGTTGCACTTTACAAATGGATTTTAGACAAATACGCTAAAGAAGGCGACAAAATACTTGATACGCATTTAGGAAGTGGAAGTATTGCAATAGCTTGTCACGATTACGGATTTGAGTTAACTGCTTGCGAACTAGATACCGAATACTACGACAAAGCAATACAAAGAATAAAAAACCACGTTTCACAAACTAAACTATTTTAATATGAACACAGCAAACATATATTTACTGCAAAACGCAAAAGGGCAATATGTATCGTATAATAAAATACACGGGTATTCATTTTGCTTTAAAATACACGATGCTCAATACACAAGTAAAAAAGAAGAAGCAGAAGCATCAAAGCCAAAGATTGAACAATTACTAAATATTAAACTTGAAATAGTAAAATCAACAGAAGAAGAGCTTTTATTCTCTTACGGTTTAACAGCTACTCACGCTGTAATTACAGGAAGTTATTTTATTGAGTTTTTAGAGCTTATAAATTATAATATACCTACTATTTCACAGGTGAATAAAAACATTAAAAAACACCTTGTAAATGCCATTAATTCACTTAAACCAATTGATATAAAGTTTAAAGATTTTGAGAGCGTAAAAGATGATCAGACTTATGAGGTTTATGGCTATTACCAAGAAATGATACACGAATTAGCTAAAATAGATTTATATCATTGTAATAACATAACTCAATTATTAAAAGCCTATCAAAAAAGTCCTAAATCTTTAGAAGGAATAACTAAAAAAATATTGAATAATTAAAAATTTTTTTTATATTTGCATACATTTAAACATTAAAAATATGAGTAAACATTTATTTGAGCTAATGCAACAACAAAGCATAGCAACGGACAATTTCTTACCAAACAAAAAAGAAATTGAATTTAGCAGCAAGCAATTTGCTAAAAATTTAATAGAATCTGGTGAAATAGATAAATTTGAAGCTTTTGCACAGGCTGAAAGAATAGCACTTGCAACAGCCAACGTTAGAGATGAGATTAAAAAACATTTGCCATGTGAAAAACATTCATTCTTTTGGATTGAAATTACACCTGTATCAGGTAGAGCAATGATCCAATTTCAAGATGATTTAGTTTGGGCTGAACTAAAAGAAAAGTTACAACAACGTGAGGAACTTTTAAAAGCAGCTTTGAAAATAGAAGAACCTTTTTACGATAGTGAGGGATGCGAAGTGCCAAAAGTTTATGTAAAATATGCTGCTGATTCGTTAACTGTTAAATATTAATTTTGTATATTTACACTTTAATCTTTTATTAATCAATATCTTATCTTATGAAAAACATTGCAACTGCTTTATTAAAAGCACAATCTGAAATGAGCAACCCTAAAAAGGGTGCTACAAATCCATTTTTTAAATCAAAATACGCTGATTTAAACGCAATTCGTGAGGCTGTTATACCTACATTAAACGAAAACGGGATTAGTGTTTTACAACCAATTGTACACATTGAAGGAAAAAATTTTGTAAAAACTATTTTACTACACGAATCAGGCGAGTTTTTAGAATCAATCACAGAAATTATTTACAATAAGCAAAACGATGCACAGGCACAAGGTAGCGGAATAAGTTATGCACGTAGATACGCATTGCAATCTTTTGTTTGTGTTGGTGCTGATGATGATGATGGAAACAAAGCGGTACAATCAAAACCAAATGCAACAACTGATATATTAAAAAAGGCTAAACAAGGTAATTTTACACTTGATCAAGTAAAAGCAAAATATTCAGTTACAAAAGAACAAGAAAACGAATTTATTAATCTTTAAATATCTTAAATTATGTCACAATCATTTTATGGTTCAATTGATTTTTCTAAATTATTAGAACAAGCAAAAGCAGGTAACAAAGCATTTACTAAAACTGAAAACGGAAAAATTTACTTAAACGTTAGAGTTTGGGTAAATGATGAAGAAGATAAATATGGTAACATTGCTTCTTTTCAATCAAATTTTAAAGGAGCACAAAAAGAAGATAAGTTTTACTTTGGCAATTTAAAAGAAAGTAAGATTTTAGAGATGGAAGTAAAATCTGAAGATGTACCAAGTGCAGACGATTTACCATTTTAATTTACACTTTTGATTTAAAAACACCTAAAAATTTTCAGGTGTTTTTTTTTATTAACATAGTTGGTAATTAAAAATAAATCATTATATTTGTATTCGTGAACCACTACTCACAACCAAAGTATAACGTTACAAATAGTAGCGTAACCGACAAACCCTTAAAGATGTGTAGTGGCTCTTTAGGGGTTTTGTCTTTTTATTAAATTATGGCAGATGGAAAAAAATCTTTTGTTGCTTATTCCGATTGGTATGGAATGTTTAAAGCACTTCCTGACGAAGTAGCTGGTAAATTAATTAAACACATTTTTTCTTATGTTAATGACGAAAATCCTAATACTGATGATTTTGTTATTAATGCGTTATTTGAACAAATTAAATCAACATTAAAAAGAGATTTAATAAAATGGGAGAAAGAAAGAGAACAAAGAAGTTTAGCAGGTAAAAAGAGTGCTGAAATGCGGGCAACGAAATTTAACGAACGTTCAACGGGCGTTAACGAAATTGAACGAAATTCAACTGATAATGTAAATGTAAATGTAAATGTAAATGATAATGTAAAAGATAATAAAAAAAGAGTAGTAAATAAATTTACGCCACCATCACAAATTGAAGTTATTGATTATTTTAATCAAAATGGTTATAGTGAAGAAAGTGCGATAAAAGCATTTAAGTATTATGAAACCGGACAATGGAAAGATGGCAAAGGAAATAAAGTAAAAAATTGGAAACAAAAAATGCAATCAGTTTGGTTTAAAGAAGATAATAAAATAAAACCAAAAATAGAAATACCAACAAAATACAACTTTATTTAATATGGCAAACGTACATAAATGGGATTTAATCCAAAGTAATAAAAATAATGGTACTGCAAAATTAAAATGTCCTGTATGTACTCCTACAAGAAAAAACAAAACCGATAGGAGTCTTTTTGTAAACTTTAATAATGGTACTGCTAAATGTTTTAATGATGGTTGTAATGCTTTATTTTTTAGAGATAGTATAGAAAAAAGTATTGTTCAAAATAATTATACTTTGCCGGTTCAAACCTGGAAAAATTATACAAAACTTTCTGATAAATTAGTTAAATGGTGTGAAAAAACAAGAAAAATAAAACAATATACTTTAAATAATTTTCAAATAACAGAAGAAAAGTATTATCAGCCGGCTACACAAAAAGAAGAAAATAATATTGTATTTAATTATTTTGAGGGAGATGTATTGGTTAATAAAAAATATCGTTCCGGAAATAAAAAGTTTACTCAAAGTAAAAATGGTAAACCAATTTTTTACAATATAAATTCTATTATTGGTCAGGAAGAATGCTACATAGTTGAGGGAGAATTTGACGTATTGGCTTTATACGAAATAGGTATTAAAAATGTTATTTCTGTTCCTAATGGTGCAAATGATAATGATAATTATTGGTTGAATTCTGAAAAATATTTAAAAGATATAAAACGTTTTTATATAGCAACTGATAATGATGAATCCGGAAATAATGTAGCTGAAAAAATTGCACAGCGTTTGGGAAGATGGAGATGTCAAAGAGTTTTATTTTTTGGTAAAGATGCAAACGAAGATTTAATTAATGGGAATTTAGAAAAATCAATTTATAATGTAAAAAAATATCCGGTATCAGGAACATTTAGCGTATCTGATTTATATGATAATATTTTAGAATTATACGATAAAGGTTTGCCTGATACTTTATATCCAAAGCAAAATTGGTTTGGGCGTTTAAAAGAAAATTATTCTGTAATGCGTGGTCATTTAATAACCGGTACAGGAATACCATCACACGGAAAATCAAATTTTACAGAATGGTATGTTTTAAATTTATTATTTGATTACAATTTAAAAGTTAGTTTTTTTTCTCCTGAGCATAGTCCAATGGCTTTACATCAAAGCACATTTATACAAAAAGTAACCGGGAGAAGTTTTTGGAAAGATTATGATAATTTACCAAGAATAACAAAAGAAGAAATAGCAAAATATCACGATTGGGCTAACGAAAAAATTTATCTAACTTCTCCGGATAATGGAGAAGTCGCAAATTGGGATTGGTTGTTATATAAGTTTAAAGAACAAATGGTAAGTTTTGGTATTGACATATTTGTTATTGATGCTTTTAATAAAGTTGAATTAACTGGGAAAGATACTTTAAAAGAAATTAATAGAGTTTTAACGAAATTGACTGCATTTGCACAAGCTAACAATGTAATTATATTTTTAATAGCACACCCTACAAAAATGAAAAAAAATGATGGAGGAATATATGACATTCCAAGTTTGTATGATGTTTCAGGTTCTGCAGACTTTAGAAATCAAACACACGATGGATTTTGTGTTTATAGATATTTTTCTAATGAATCCGGACAAGAAGATTTTACAAGAATTATAAATTTAAAAACTAAATTTAGTTTTCAAGGAAACATAGGAGAGTTTGAAGATTTTAATTATCATATACCATCTGGAAGATATTACGCAAAAGGAACGGAAGCACCAACATTTAATTTAATAGATTTTTTTAATAAAAAACAAGAATTAGAAGAAGCTAAATTTGTACAAGAACTTACACCTTTTCCAATAATTAATCCGGTTGATGCATTTGGAGAAGCATATAACGAAAAAGATGATGTTCCATTTTAAAAAATATTATTATGAAAAACTTTGAAAAAGAATTAGAAAACCTTGCAATGTATATTCAAGCGTATGAAGATACAAGCCTAAACGATGGCGAAGCACTTAACGAACTATTGCAAAAAATAAACGTAACACTTTTCTATTTAGAAAAAGAACGTGCAAATTTTAAAAAGTTATACGAAAATCGTATATTTGAACTTACAACTGATAAAAAAATGACAGTAGCAAGAGCAGTTAACTTTGCAGAAGTAGAAGTTCCAGAGCTTTATTTAATGCGTAGGATAATGGACAGAGCTTCTAATTGTTGCGAAGCTATAAGAACTCATATAAGTTTTATAAAGTATGAAAAAAGAAACTCGTAAAATATACCAACGTAAATGCGTATTCTGTAAAGATAAATTCACACCGCAGAACAACACGCAGATAGTTTGTAATCCTGCATGCGCTGTTGAGTATATGAAAAGACAACGGTCCAAAGAATGGAAGCAACAAAAAAAAGAAATTAAGCAAAAGTTAGAAACAAAAAGTGAAGTCTTAAAAGCTGCTCAAATAGTATTTAATACTTACATACGATTAAGAGATAAAAATAAAAATTGTATTTCGTGTAATAAAAAGTTAATAGGTAAGTTTGATGCAGGTCATTTTTTTTCAGTCGGAGCATATCCAAATTTACGTTTTAATGAAAATAACGTTCACGGACAATGTGTACACTGCAACCGAGACAAACATGGAAACGTAAAAGAGTACGATTTAAGGCTTCAAAATTTATTAAGCAAAGAAGAATATTATGAATTATTAGAAAGTAGAAATAAACCGCTTAAATTAACTTTAGATGATGTAAAAGAATTAATAGCAATTTATAAGCAAAAGATTAAAGAGTTAAAAAATGGCTAAACAACAACAACACAAATATTTTTTAGACGCAAATACATTAGTTAAAGTAATAGCTTATCATAAATATAGTGATCAACAATTTAAACAAATTATGACATTTGCTAAATGGTTAACTTTTAAAAAGTCTAAAAATTATTTCTATAAGTGTTTACAATTAGAATAAATTTTTTATATTTGTAGTAATAACTTTTTTGGATTGAGGTGTCCTCGGTCGGAGTTAGTTAAAAACTAAAACGTTCTTAAAATATTTTTCCGCTTTTTTGTTAGTTTTAAGCGGTTCTTTTATGCTGGAAAGATTATATAAATATCATAATGAATTAATTGCTTTAGCTGTTGTTTTTAGCAAGCAAGATGCTGAGGATATAATTCAAGACGTTTATATAAAAGTAAGTCTTTACGCTAAAGAAGATAAACTATTTATAAATGATAAACTAAATAAGCATTATTTATTTATAATTATAAGAAATGTTTATATTACCAATTATCATAAAAAAAACAATACTGAAGATATAACCAATTTTGAAATTGAGTACAACGATTTTAATGAATTAGAAGAAATAGACTGGTTTAACTTTATGACTAAATGCAAAGCTGAGGTCGATAGCTGGGATATTTACGATAAAAAATTATTTAGCCTTTATAGAGATTCAGGTATGAGCATGCAACAAATATCTAATGAAACTAAAATTAGTAAAACGAGTATATTCCATTCATTAAAAGAACATAAAAGAAAATTAAAAGATTTATTTCAAAACGATTATAATAATTTAAAATAATATGGCAAGAGGCAGAAAGCCAAAAGGATTAGGCGACACAATAGAACAAATTACAACTGCAACAGGTATTAAAGCTGTAGTAGAAAAAGTATCTGAGTTAACTGGTATTGACTGCGGATGCGAAGAACGTAGAGAAAAAATTAACGCTCTTTGGTCTTATAGACAACCAAAATGTTTATCTGAAGATTCAATTGAATGGTTAAATTCTTTCTTAAAGAATAAGCCTGAACAACTTACAATTATACTTCAAAACAAATTAAAATCAATTTACAAAGAAGTATTTGATATTGATTTTGCTTCAACTAATTGCGCATCTTGCTGGCGTGATATGATTAGAGAAATTGAACGTGTTTATCAAGTGCAAACAAATGAAAAATAATATTGATAAAGATAGGTTCAAAGAGAATACTATTAAAGTTTTAAAGGACTTTATAAAATATATTGAATCAGGCAAAATAGATAATGAGGATTTAAGCTCAACACAGGTAAATTATACTGATGAAAAAGGAGATAGAATTGTTTTAAGATTAGAATATAGTACTAAAGAAATGAGAGATTAACTATGGGCAAAAAAAAATACATAGAAACACCTGAAAAGATGTTGGAATATTTTGAATCCTATAAAAAATGGGTAAAAAGTAATCCTATACAAGTTCAAGACTATGTAGGTAAAGATGCTGAAATGGTTTATAGAACTAAAGAAAGACCACTTACAATAGATGGGTTTGAATGTTGGTGTTATGATAACGAAATTATAAGTGATTTAAGCCAATATTTTGCTAATACTGAACAAAGATATACTGAATATCAAACTATCTGTTCACGTATACGCAAAGCTGTTAGAACAGACCAAATTGAGGGGGGTATGGCTGGAATATATAACCCAAGCATAACACAACGTTTAAATAATCTTACTGAAAGGACAGAGAATACTATTATAACTGAACAACCTTTATTTCCAGATTAATTATAAATTTTATAAAATGGTCGTTAGCTGACACCGCTGCAGAGGTTACAAATAAGAATCGGCTTTTATATTGTGTTAGGTTTTTGAACCTTGCTCAATAACACCAAAAATAGCGAGATTTATTATATTTCTCGCTATTTTAAATTAATATAAAGAATATGTTTAAAAGAACAACAGCAATTAATAAAATGCTGAAAATGACCGCTAGAAAAAAAGTAATTCAAGGTGGGACTTCGGCTGGTAAGACTTACGGAATCATACCTATATTAATTGACAAGGCTATTAAAATAAATGGCTTAAAAATAACCGTAGTTGCTGAAACGCTCCCTGCTGTAAAAGAGGGGGCGTTAGATATTTTTAAGAATGTTATGTTTGATACTGGTAGATGGATTGAATCTAATTGGAATGCTTCAAGCTTGACATATACCTTTTTAAGTCGCTCAAGGATTCAATTTAAAAGTTTTGATAGTGTAGGAAAAGCAAAGTCAAGCGGTAAACGTGATATTCTTTTTTTAAATGAAGCTAACCATATACCTTTTGAAATTGCAGACGCTTTAATGATTCGTTCAAAAGAAACTTGGATAGATTTTAATCCAGATAATGAATTTTGGGTACACAAAGAAACATTAAAAGAACCAAATAGTGAATTTTTATTACTTACATACCACGATAACGAGGGATGTCCTATTGAAACAATAGAAGATTTAAAGATTAAACAAGAAAAAGCAAAGACTTCATCTTATTGGGAAAATTGGTGCAAGGTTTATATCGACGGAGAGATAGGAAGTTTAGAGGGCGTTATCTTCAATAACTGGCAAACTATTGATGTATTGCCAAACGATGCAAGGCTTTTAGGTTATGGTGTTGACTTTGGTTACTCAAATGATCCTACTGCAATAGTTGAGGTTTACAAATGGAATGATAAACGAATAGTAAACGAAATATGCTATCAAAAAGAATTATCTAATAGTCAAATTGCAAAATTAATAACTACTAAAAATATTGCTTATTGTGATAGTGCAGAGCCTAAATCTATTGCTGAATTAGTTTCTTATGGTGTTAATGCAACTGCTGTAAGAAAAGGAACTGATAGTATTAACTTTGGAATTCAAGTTATGCAAGAACAAGATTATTTAATTACAAAGCAATCAACTAATTTAATAAATGAATTAAGAAAATATGCTTGGGATAAAGATAAAAAAACAGGCGCAACTTTAAATAAGCCTATTGATCTGTTTAACCATGCAATTGATGCATTTAGATATCACGAAATGGAATCAATAGGAACACCAAACAAAGGGAATTATTATGTCTACTAATCAGCCAACATATGGACAAATGATTTCTGTTGTAGAAATATATATATTAAAAAAAACAGGTAAAGAAGTAAAAATAAATTTACCTAGAAATGTTGGCGAAATTAAAAAACTCATTCACGCATATAAAATAGCACTTAATACAAAAATCAACTTTTAATGTTTTTATAATATGAAGATAGATAATAAATTTAATTTAGAAGAGGTTGTGTTTTTAATAACAGATACAGACCAATACGCAAGAATAATAACAGGTATTCAAGTTTCTAAAAACGGATTGCTTTACAGGCTTGCTTGTGGTACTACTGATAGTTGGCATTATGAATATGAAATAGCTTCTAATAAAAATTATACAATATGAAGATAGATATACAAATTCCTGAATCACTAAATGAAGTTACTTTATACCAATATCAAAGATTTGATAAATTGGTAAAAGAAAATAAACCTAGTGATTTTGTGAATCAAAAAACAATTGAAATATTTTGTAAGCTTGAATTAAAAGACGTAGTACGCATAAAATTAGTTGATGTATCTGAAATATTAGCACACTTAAATAAAATACTAAACCAAAAGCCACAATTTAAGCAAACGTTTAAAATTGGTAAATACGAGTTTGGCTTTATACCAAATTTAGAAGAGATTACAAGCGGTGAGTTTATAGACTGTGAAGAATATTTAAAAGATACTGATACATTACATAAGGCAATGGCTGTGTTATTTAGGCCAATAACTAAAAAATATAAAGATTTTTACGACATTGAGCCTTATGAAACTGCTGAAAAATATTCAGAGGTATTAAAGTATATGCCTTTAGATATTGCGCTTGGTACAATGGTTTTTTTTTACGATTTAATGAACGACTCATTGAAAGGTTTGAAGGACTATATACTCAATCAAGCGGAACAGTCGGAAGCTATACAGAATCATTTGGGAAAAAGTGGGGTTGGTATCAATCAATTTACGCAGCAGCTGGAGGAGATATTCTCAAATTTGACAGCATTACAGCATTACCAATAAAAAAATTAATGACTTGGTTATTGTTTGAAAAAGAAAAAATAGAACTAGAAAATAAAATGTTAAAAAATAATGGTATATAATTTAATAAATACTATCAAAGAAGCCTTATTGCAAGAGCCTTTTGTTAACACAGTTACCGAGGGTGATATTTTTTCTGTTGATTTAGCTAAAAGAACATTATTCCCTTTGTCGCATATTATGATCAATAACGCAACACATCAAGGCAGTACTATTCAATTCAATATAAGTATTATTATGATGGACTTGCTCAACCAAAAAGAACAAGACAATAAACAAGACATTTGGAATACTCAACTTGCATTAGGTATAAGATTGATGGATAGATTAAATAGAGGTGATTTAAGAAATGATAATTATGAGTTAATAGGTAATCCCACTTTCGAACCATTCACAGAAAGATTTGAAAACGATTTAGCGGGTTGGGCTTTGACATTTGATGTACTAGTTCGAAATGATATGACTATATGCGATTAAATCAAAAAGAAACAGAGAGATATTTAAACAGCTTTGCGAAATATGTAATTCAGCAAAGTAGAAGTAATTTAACAAGGCAAGACAAAAACGTAGACAAGAAGTTATACAATTCACTTGATAAAGAAATTGAAGTAGGAGCAAATAGTTTTCGTTTATCTTTTTTGATGGAGGATTATGGAGAGTTTCAAGATAAAGGAGTTAGCGGTATAGAACAAAAATACAATACACCATTTAGTTATAAAAGCAAAGGGGGGAAAAGAGGTTTGAAAGGTATGCCACCGCCAAAAGCATTTGATAAATGGAATATCAAGAGAGGTTTAGCACCAAGAGATGAGAAAGGAAAATTTTTAAGTAGAAAGCAAATAAATTTTTTAGTTGCATTAAAGATTTTTAAAAAAGGAATTAAACCGAGTTTATTTTTCACAAAGCCTTTTCAAAGTGCTTTTAATAAAATGCCTGATGAGTTAGTAGAGGCTTATGGTTTAGACGTAGAAGAATTTTTAAAATATACATTAAAGAAATGAAAAAAATATTTGTTAGAAGTCCTTATTTTGTTGAAGTTGATGAGCCCGACCAATCAATTGTTAGGTTAGAGATAAAACTTTGGTACAAAGGTGAATCAATACCTAGTGAACCACAATATATAATTACGGAAAAAGTACCAAGCGCAAGCCAAAATAAAATTAGCATTAATGTTTCTAATTATGCAAAAGACTTTATAAAGCCAATTTCTCCGACAGTTGTAACAATACCAACTGAAGAAAAAGTAGAAACGTGGTGCTTTATGGATGTTAAACCATTTTCAGACGGTGTAGAATTAGAAAAATATACTTTTGTTTGTTTAAATGGCTATGCTAATTATATGGAGGGGTATAATCAAGGCTCTGAAGATGACATAGTACCATTGGTAAACACTGATATAAAAATGTACAGACATAATGCAACACCTTATATCAATGTATTTTTAAAAACGGGTGATTACGACAGTGATAATGGAATAACTACCGAAGTTTTTACAGTTTCAAATGATACTGTTTATAAAATTCCAATAACAAGTAATAATGTAGAGTTAACTAAAAATGATGTAGGAGTAGTTTTAACAATAATATCTGAACAACTTTGCGAGCCTAAATATACACCTATCACTTGTACGTTTATTAATCGTTATGGCGGTTGGCAATTCTTAACGTTTTTCAAAGCTAATAGCCAAAGTATTGAGGTAAAAGCTAAAGACTTTAAAATGATGCCTAACGCAGTTGATTACAACCCACTACAAGGGCAAACTAAACGTTTTAATTTTCAAGGTACTCAAAAGATAAAATGTAATACAGGTTGGGTTGATGAGAATTACAGCGAGTTAATACAAGATTTATTACTGAGTGAAGTTGTTTTATTAGATAATAAACCGGCAATAGTTAAAAGTCAAAACTTTGATATTAAAACGCATTTGAAAGATAAAAATATTAATTACGAAATTGAGTTTGAGTATAATTACGGACTTATAAACGATGTTATTTAATGGTACAACTTTATATATATATTGACGGAGTAGCAAAAGAAATAGAACTTTTTGACGATGAAAAAATTTCTATTACCTCATCTATTCAAAATATTAACGATATTTCAAAAGTATTTACTGACTATTCACAATCTTTTACAATTCCTGCAAGTGCAAATAATAATAATATATTCAAGCATTGGTACGAAAGCGGTTTAGATAATGGATATGACCAAAGAATTAGATACGATGGTTTTATTAAAATAGATACTCAAACTTTCAGAATAGGCAAATGGCAGTTAGAAAGCGCATCTATAAAAGATAATCGAGTAGAAGATTATAAGCTTACTTTTTATGGCAATTTAAAAACGTTAGCTGATAAATTTGGTGAGGATAAATTAAAAGACATTCAGGAGGTAAATGAATATACTATAAATTACTCAGGGGCAAATGTTCAAAATACAATTACTACAACAGCTGATTTAGATTTGATGTATCCGTTAATTAGTTCTGCTCGTTCTTGGCAATATGGCACAGGCGGTTCAAATGATATATCTGTATCGGCAAATGCAATAGTTCATTCCGAACTTTTCCCAGCGTTAAAAGTTTCTAAAATATTTGATGCTATTGCTTCAAAATATAACTTAACTTTTTCAGGTAGTTTTTTAAATGAAGCAAGATTTAAAAAGGCTTTTTTATGGTTAAAAAATAAAGAAGAAAATACAGTTAATTTTAGTGAAGAAGTACCTATTAATTTCAATACTATTGTTAATAATAGTGCTATGACACAATTTACGTCTTCACAATTTACAATTAACAAACAGCCTTTTTTTTCAGGTTCAGGAGTTTCTGAAACAAATGGTTTTAGTTATTTTCAAATTAATTTAACCTTATCTACAGCGACCAATTGGGAATTATTATTGTACAAATCGGGAACTTTATACGCAAGTGAAACAGGGTATGGTACAAGTATTTCAAAGCTTTACAATGCGAATATGATTGATAACGGGACTTTTTATTATAAAATAAAAACAACAGTCCCAGTTACAATTACAGGAACAGCAACAGGGCGTCACATACGCAGAAGAGTTGTATCACCTTACACTGTAACAGAAGTCAATTCAACTGCTAACATTAGCGCTACTATTTCCGCTATACCTTTAGATTTAACACGGTTTATGCCTGATATGAAAATATCTGATTTTTTTACAGGTATTTTAAAAATGTTTAATCTAACTGCATTTAGTGAAGATGGGGAAAACTTTACACTTCAACAGTTAGAACAATGGTATTATGAAGGAGAAATAAAAGATTTTAGTCAATATTGTATAACTGATAAAGAGGTAAATAGAGTAAAACCATATAAGAAAATAAAATTCGAGTACGAAAAAAGCGAAAGCATTTTAAATAAAAAGTTCTTTGATTTGTTTTCTCGTGAGTATGGTAATTTAGATTATTCTTTTAATTATGATGGAAGCGAATACACTATAAAATTACCATTTGAAAATATATTATTTAACAAATTTACTGCAACAAATTTACAAGTTGCTTATGCGTTAAAAAGTGATTTAAATAAATACATTCCTAAACCTGTTATTATTTATAGAAATGAGCGCAAAGGATGTTCTTTTTATTTCAACAATGGTACTACAACTAATTTAATTAGCAACTATAATGTTTTCGGTCAAGAGCTATATGCAAATGGTATTATAAATTCATTGAATTGGGGTGTAGAAATATCAAGTTTTTATCTTAATCCTATTTACAACTCTTTATTTAAAAACTATTATTTAGACTATTTAAGCAATCTTTATTCTTTAAAGTCAAGAATGATTAAAATAAAAATGAGGTTGCCTTATACCGAACTATTACGACTTAAATTAAATGATAGGATAGTAATAAGAAATAAGCGTTATATAATTAATCAATATACAACAGACCTGACCACTTTTGAAAGTGATTTTGAACTAATAGAAGATTTCAGAAATATAAACTTTAATAATTCAGCAGATAGGTATATTGATAATACAGCACAAACATTAACTTATTATTATACTCAAGAAAGAACATGGTCAATCGAGATAGACCCTTTAAATATTATTGACAGCTTCACCCAATATGATGGGTATATAGAAGTTAATATAAAAGAGAATACAAGCGGAGAGCAAAGGATATGTATTTTATCAACAGTAGAAAAAGAACAACTAATAATAATACAAGATGCTTAGATTAATTATTGAAATATTAGAGTTTCAAAAAATAGGAGTTAGCGAAAATATAGACATCGCAAAAGGAAAATACAAATACCCGAAAACGTTTAACGAATTTAAAAAGGCTGCAAAATGGCAATTACTAAAAAAATAGAAATTGATGTTTCAACGGTTCAAGCCGTTGGAGGTTTAGAAAATTTATCTAAGGCACTTGAAAAAGTAGATACTGAGGCAAGGTCAGTTGATAAAACATTTGAGGAAGTTTATGGAGATTTACAACCCCTTACTACTAGAATGGGTGAAGCTGAGGATAGACTTTACGAGTTAGCTTTAGCTGGTCAAAGTGCGTCAAAGGAGTATCAGGATTTATTAGCGACTGTTTCGAACTATCGTAAAGTACAAATACAAACCGATATGGCTGTTGATGCTTCGGCTACTACTTTTAACAATAAGTTAGGTGGGGCGTTGCAAGGTATAACCTCAGGCTTTGCAGCAACTCAGGGCGTAATGGCTGCCTTTGGTACTGAGAGTAAAGATTTAGAACAAGCACTTGTAAAAGTACAGGGCGCAATGGCTTTGTCTGAGGGTATTAGAGGAATCAGAGAAAGTGCATCATCTTTCAAAGCGTTATATACTTCAGCTCAATCATTTACAGTAGTTCAAAAGATTAGTACAGCCTTACAATATGCGTTTAACGCTGCTATGTCAGCTAATCCGATAGGAGTTGTTACAACCGCTATAATTGGATTAGTAGCAGCAGGGTATAAATTAATAACATGGTATCAAGATAGTGCAGAGGCTAACGATTTAGCGGCTAAAAATACGGCTAAAAATACTCAAGCTTTAAAAACGCAGTCTAAACAAGCAGAGGATAGTTCAAGTAAATTAAAAGATTATAACAAGTATCAATATGATTTAGCAAAAGCATCAGGAGCGAGTGCAGAGGAACTTAGAAAACTTGCGTTAAAGCATAAAGATGAAGAAATTGCTTTAAATCAAAAGAATACAATGTTGGCACGTTCAACATTTTTAAGAGAGCGTGATACATTAGCATCTTTAAAAAATGCAGATGCTTCAGAGGAGGTTATAAAAGCACAGGAAAAGTTAACGCAAGATACTTATAAGAATTTTGAAAAGCAGCGTGATAACTATTACCAATCTAAAAAGGATAAAGTAGCGTTAATTCGACAACAAAATGTTGAGATAAAACAAGCAGAAACAGACCACAACAAAGAGTTAGAGGATAAAAGAAAAGAAGCTAGGCAAAAAGAACTAGAAGAAAAGAAAAAACAAGCTGCTGAAGATAAAAAATTTTTAGAAGAAAAGTTAAAAAATGAAATTCAATATAGAAAAGACTATATGGATTTACTAGAATTAAGTCAAAAAAATGAGAAAGATTATAACGACCAATTAAAATTACAACAAGATGAAGCCTTAACAAATGCAATTGACAATGATAATGCTAGAGTTGATAAAGCATTTGAAATTTTAAATAAAATTAGAGAAAATGAAAATTTAACCATTAGTCAAAGATTAGAAGATAATAAATTTTACACTAATCAATTGTTAAGTGATACGCAATTAACTCAAGACCAAATAGACACCATAAAACAAAAGTCTAATGAAAATGAAATAATTTTAAATAAGTTAAAAAATGAAGCTATTATAGCAGATGGAATGAATACTCTTGCTCAAATTGGGCAATTAGCAGGAGAGGGTACAGCAATCGCAAAAGCTGTATCAGTTGCTCAGGCTACTATGTCAGGATATGAGGGTGTTGTAAATGCTTATAAAACAGCTCAAAAATCACCAATTACTGTTTTTTTTCCAGGCTATCCTGTTGTGCAAGCTGGGTTAGCTGGGGCATTTGCAGCAATGCAAATAAAAAAGATATTGTCAGTTCAAAAACCAACAGCTGGGGGGGGTGGTTCTTCAAATATGTCTGTTGGGGGCGGCAGTTCAGCACCTGCACCACAATTTAATGTTGTTGGCAATAGCGGTGTTAATCAAATAGCAGCAACAATAGGACAGCAACAACCAATACAAGCTTATGTAGTGGCTAATAATGTAACAACAGCTCAGGCAATGAATAGGAATATAATTGAAAATGCAAGTATAGGATAATAAAAAAAGCCACTCTAGAGAGTGGCTTTCCGAATTAATTTAATCCATAAGAAAGATGGCGCATTAAATCCAAAGACATTACAAAGACATTACAAATATACAACAATTTTTAAATCTACAAGTTTTTAAATAAAAAAAGTTATGAATTTAATTGAACTTATTATAGATGAAACGGATAAATTAAGCGGTGTTGATGCTATTAGTGTTGTATCACAACCTGCTATTGAATCTAATTTTGTGGCGTTAAAGTCAGAAGAAATTAAACTTGCTGAGGTTTCAAATGAAAAAAGGATTTTAATGGGTGCAGTTTTAATACCTGAAAAGCCTATTTATAGAAAAAATGGTGAGGATGAATATTATATCTATTTTTCAAAAGATACTGTTTATAAAGCCAATAAATTATTTATGGAAAATAAAAATCAGCAAAATTGGACTTTAGAACATAATAAACAAATTGAAGGTTTAACAGTTATTGAAACATGGATAGTTGAAGATACGCAAAAAGATAAATCGGCAATTTATAATTTATCAGTTCCAGTTGGTACGTGGATGGCTTCTGTTTATGTTAAAGACGATACTATTTGGAATGAGTATGTAAAAACAGGAATAGTTAAAGGGTTTAGTTTAGAGGGGTATTTTGCTGACAAATTAGAAGAAAAAAAACAACTATCTAAACAACCTGATTTAGTTGAACAAATTAAAAACTTAATAACAGAATATGAAAACAAAAAGTAAAACAAGTCCTAAAAATGGTAAACGTGGTTGCTTATGTGACGATGGAACTTATAGCAAAGAATGTTGCAATGGTGATTTACAAAATCAAGGCATAGGCAAAACAACAGGTACAGAAAATGTAACTGTTACAGAAGATAACGGAGTAAGAACAATAACAAGAACAAACGGGTAAAAATACAACAACATTTTAAAAGCTTTGTTTTTATAAAAAAAAATATTATGTCAGATGTATTAACACAAATCAAGAAACTTTTAGGAATGGAAGTGAAACTTGAACAAATGAAACTAGACAACGGTACTGTAATCGAAGCAGAAATGTTTGAAGCAGGGCAATCCGTTTTTATAGTTAACGGACAGGATAGAGTAGCTTTGCCAGTTGGTGAATATACTCTTGAAGACGGGCGTATTTTAGTAGTTGCAACAGAGGGAGAAATTGCTGAGGTAAAAGATGCAATGCCTGAACAACCTGAAGCTCCTGAGGTTGAGGTTGAAGTTGAGCAATCAGCTGAACCTGCACCAACTGCTAAAAAGGTAATTGAATCAACAGTTAAAGAATCTCATTTCTCAAAAGAAGAAGTAGATGCTTTAAAATCTGAAATCGAAAATTTAAAAACTGAATTAGCTTCATTGAAAAAAGTTGAAGAAGTAGAGCTTGCTGCTCAGCCTTTAACTCATTCACCTGAGGTTAAACAAGTAGAGAAAATTTTGTTTGCTCAAAATAGAGAGAAAACAACTTTTGACCGTGTAATGGAAAAAATTGCTAATTAAAAAATAAAAATTAAAAATGGCTACAACAACAAGTATTACTACAACTTACGCTGGGGAGTTTGCGAAAAAATATATCTCAGCTGCATTATTATCTGCACCAACTATCGAGAATGGTGGTATCGAAGTAATGCCAAACATTAAATTTAAATCAGTTATCCAAAGATTAGCAACTGATTCAATCGTTAAAGATGCGACTTGCGACTTTGACCCAACTTCAACAGTTACCTTAACTGAGAGAATCTTACAACCTGAGGAATTTCAAGTAAATTTACAACTTTGTAAAAAAGATTTCCACGCTACTTGGCAAGGTATTGAAATGGGAATGAGTGCTTTTGACACATTACCAAAATCTTTTGCTGATTATTTAATTGCTCACGTTTCTGCTAAAGTTGCTGAAAAAAATGAGCAAAATATCTGGAGAGGGGTTACTGCTAACGCTGGTGAGTTTGATGGTATCATGACAAAATTAACTACTGATGCTGGTTTACCATCTGCTCAAGAAATTGCTGGTACAACTGTAACATCTTCAAATGTTATTGCGGAATTAGGGAAAGTGGTTGATGCTATTCCTGCTGCATTATACGGAAAAGAAGATTTATATTTATTCGTTTCTCAAAACGTAGCTAGAGCATACGTTCGTGCTTTAGGCGGGTTCGGTGCTTCAGGATTAGGAGCAAACGGTACTAACGCTCAAGGTACACAATGGTATAACAACGGAAGTTTATCATTTGATGGCGTTAAAATCTTTGTTGCAAATGGATTAGCTTCTAACACTGGAATTGCTGCTCAAAAATCAAACTTATATTTCGGTACAGGGTTGTTAAACGACATGAACGAAGTTAAATTGATTGATATGGCTGACATCGATGGAAGTCAAAATGTAAGAGTTGTAATGAGATTTACTGCAGGTGTTCAATACGGAATTGTATCTGAAATTGTAACTTACGGAATCACTAACTCAGCTAACTAAGTAACTAAGTAATAAGGTGGTGCAATAAACACCACCTTTTTTTTAACTTTTAAAATATATAAATTATGGCATGTGATTTAACATACGGAAGAAAAGAAGTGTGTAAGGATAGCGTTGGGGGTTTAAAAGCTGTATATTTTGTAAATTATGGTGATGCAACTGGTTATACTTATGACACAGAGGACACCGACGTAATTACAGATGTAGCAGGAACACCATCCGCTTATAAATACGAATTAAAAGGAGCAAGTACATTTACTCAAAACGTAAATAGTTCACGTGAAAATGGAACTACTTTTTATGAGCAAGTGTTAGAATTAACATTTAAAAAATTAACTGTTAAGGACCATAAAGAATTAAAACTTATGGCTTATGGCAGACCTCAGGTAATTGTAGAAGACCATAACGGAAATTTCTTTTACGCAGGTTTAGAACACGGAATGGATGTTACAGGCGGTACAATCGTAACAGGTGGTGCAATGGGTGATTTAAGTGGATATACATTGACTTTGACAGGTCAAGAAAAAGTACCTGCTAATTTCATTGGTGATACATTAACTGGAGCTGGATTTACAATTGTTTCAGGAACTTAATAATTTAAGTAAACAAATATTAAAAACGCATAATTTAAATATTATGCGTTTTTTTTGTTATATATAAAAACAAAAATGCAAAAACGTTGTTTTTATATAAATAGTTCAAATGATTATTTTAAGAGAGCAAGAAGAACCACAAAATTTAAGTGCAATTATATACGGTTGCAATGCAGACACTATTACTATAATCGATGAAGAAACGCAAATAGAAACAGATATTGATTGTGTTTTTTCAATTGATAAATATTTTGTTACTACTTCGGCTATTTTTCCAGTAAAAGAAAATAAATATTATACTCTAATTATAAAAGATGGTACTAACATAGTTTATAGAGATAAAATATTTTGTACTAACCAAACAAAAGAAACGTATAGCATAAATAAAGATGCTTACGTAGAGCATACAACAACAAACGAATATAAAGTTTATGAATAGTTATATTTTAAATTTAAGTGCCTATACAAGCCCCACAATAAGCGAAAGCAAAAAAGGTGATTTTGTTGAATATGGTGCTGACAATAATTACTTTCAATTTCTTATTGACAGATACTTATATAGTACAACAAATAACGCTATTATCACAGGTTGTGCGAATATGATTTATGGAAAAGGAATTAGTGCATTAGACGCAAATAAAAAGCCTGATGAATATGCGAAGTTGATTTCAATGATTAAGCCTAACTGCCTTAAAAAAGTTGCTTTAGAGCGTAAATTGTTAGGCATGGCAGCTTTGCAAATTGGATATAACAAAAAACAAGTTGCTTTTGTTGACCATTTCCCTATGCATACATTAAGAGCAGAAAAATGTAACGAAAAAGGGGAAATTCAAGCGTGGTATTATCATCCTGATTGGGCAAATAGAAAGCCAAGCGATGAACTTAAAAAAATACCTGCTTTTGGCTTTGGTAATGGTAATGAAGTTGAAATTTTTATTGTAAAGCCATATTTAAGTGGGTTTCATTATTATACACCAATTGACTACTCAGGAGCTTTGCCTTATGCTAAATTAGAGGAAGAAATAAGCGATTATTTGATTAATGATGTTCAAAATGGTTTTTCAGGCACTAAAATTATTAATTTTAATAACGGAATACCACCTGAGGAAAAAAGGGAAGAAATAGCAAACGATGTAAAAAGAAAAGTTACAGGGGCAAAAGGTCAAAAAACAATTGTATCTTTTTCAAACAACAAAGAAAACGCAACAGAGGTTATTGATATACCATTAAACGATGCGCCACAGCATTATGAATACTTAGCTAAAGAATGTTTTGAAAAGTTAATAGTTGGTCATAGAGTTACAAGTCCAATGCTTTTGGGTGTGCGTGATACCGGTGGTGGATTTTCTAATAATGCAGATGAGATTAAGACTGCCACTTTATTATACGATAACTTAGTTATAAAACCTTATCAAATTGAAATTATTGAGGCTTTAGATGAGATTTTAGCGGTCAATGGTATTAAATTAAAATTATACTTCAAAACTATTCAGCCTTTAGAGTTTACAGATTTAGAAAACGCTCAAACAGCAGACCAAGTAGCTGAGGAAACAGGCACGCAATTATCAGCTCATACTAATCCAACTATTGCAGATTTATTAATTGACAAAGGGGAGGTTTTAGGCGCTGAATGGGTATTGATTGACGAAAGCGAAGTTGATTTAGAATTAGAATCTCAACTTGATGCAGAAATTGAAGCTTTAAACAATAAGAAAAAACCAAATTTATTACAAAAATTAGCTTCAACAATTACAGGACGACCAAACGCAAAGAGCGAACAAGACGAAAATAAAGACGGTATTCGATTTATTACTAGATATAAATACTCAGGTGCAGAAGTTGGTGAACGTGAATTTTGTAAAAAAATGCTAAGTGCTGATAAATTATACCGAAAAGAAGATATAGAAAATACAAACTCAAATATTGTTAATCCGGGTCAGGGGCATAATGGGGAAAATTATAATTTATTCCTATACAAAGGTGGGGTTAATTGTAAACATAAATGGTTAAGACAGACTTATGTTTCTTTTGACAATGTTAAAATAGACGTTAATAATCCGAACGCTACTAAAATAAGCACTAACAAAGCTGAAAAGTACGGATATAGAGTAAGAAATCCAAAAGAGGTCGCAATGATTCCTTTTGATATGCCAAATAACGGACACCACCCAAATTACAATAAATAATTATGTCATACGCATTACTAATAAGCACAGAGGATATAAAAAAGTTTACTATTGCAAATGGTAATCTTGATGCTGACGATTTTATTCAGTATATTAAAATTAGCCAGGATGTTACTATTCAGAATTATTTAGGAACTAAACTATACGCTAAGTTACAAACTTTGATATTGAATAACACAATCAATGATGTATCAAATGCAAAATATAAAGACTTGTTAACTATTTACATTAAGCCAATGCTAATACATTGGGCGATGGTGTATTATTTGCCTTATGCTGCTTATACGTTGTCTAACAAAGGTATATTCAAGCACAAGAGCGAGAATTCAGATAATGTAGAAAAATCTGAGGTTGATTATTTAGTAGAAAAAGAAAGAGATATAGCAGAGAGCTATACACAACGATTTATTGATTTTATGTGTTTTAATCAAAGTACATACCCTGAGTACAATGCTAACGTTAATGAAGATATAAGACCTGATAACGATAATTTTTATGGAGGCTGGCAAATATAAAAAAGTAAAAGTAAAGAATTTTAAGAAGCTGAATTTATATTTAGCTAAAGTTGAACAAGAAAAATATATAAAAGATGCTAAACTTAAAAGTAATTAGAGGCAATACATTTGAGCATATGCCTTTTGAATTATTGCAAAATAATATACCTATTGATTTAACAGGGGCAGAAATTAAAATGCAACTTCGCAAAGAATGTAATGGAGTTGTATATTTAGAACTAGACCAAGATAACGGAATTACAATAACAGATGCTGAAAATGGTAAATTTAAAATTGATGAGCAAATTATAAATATTGCGCCTTGTAATTATAAATACGATATTCGCATTACCTTTAGCGATGGGACTGTAAAAACGTGGATAAAAGGAGATTTTTTAGTAATTTGTAATATTACCCAATAATGGCAGAGATTATAGATATAAATGTTAGTGAAGTAGTTGAAAACATACAGATAACAACTACTGAAAACCTTACAACAGTTAATATAAACAAAGTAACTGGTAGTGGTGCTAGTTGGGGTGAAATTGAAGGAACGTTAAACAATCAAACAGATTTGCAAGAAGCACTTGATATAAAAGCTAATGTAAGCGAATTAGGGGCAACTGCTTTTTCAAATGATTATAATGATTTATATAATAAGCCAACTATCCCAACATTAACCTCTGAATTAACAAATGATTCAGGGTTTATAACTATTGATGATGTTCCTACTCCTGACTTAAGTCAATTAGTACCTTATACAGGAGCTACTCAAGATGTTAATTTAGGTAATAATAATTTAAACGCTAAAGGTGTAAAGATTAACGGTACTGCTCTATTCGCTGGTTCAGATGGTGAGTTGTATTATAAAAATGATGGCAATACATTAGCTCAAATAGCTTCTAGGGCTTGGGTTAATGCTCAAAATTATATAACTAATGTTATTACAGCTTTAGGCTATACACCCGAAAATAGTGCGAATAAATCTACATCTGTAACAACAGATAGTACAAGTAATACAAAATATCCAAGTGTAAAAGCTGTTTTTGATTGGGCAAATAGTGTATTTACAACATCAAGTGCAGTGGCTTCACAAATTACAACTGCTCTAGTTGGATATGCTACTCAATCATTTGTCAATACAGGATTAGCAACTAAGCAAGATAAATTCTTTTCTCATAAATTAACAACTCCGACGGCATACGTTACGGGTACAGTATCTGAAACGGAAGTTTATAGGCTAACTATTCCTGCTAACACTTTAAGTGCCTCAGATGCTATTAAAATACCTTTAATGCTTGTTAAAAAATTAGGTACAAATGGGACGGTAATAGTAAGAGGTAAAATGTCAACTTCTCCAACTATGCCAACAGGTACAACTGATTTAATTTTTCAAACCCCCGTAGCAATTGCGGGTAGTCAAACATTGGGAATTATTAAAACTTTTTTCATTGATAATGGTAATATAAAAGGCACTCAATTTAATGGTACATCATATACCGATAATGGTGCTGGAGCTGGAGCAATAAGTGAAAAACCTTTTGATATAATGGTTACAAACTATTTATACCTTTCTGTTATAAATGGTTCTGCTAGTGACCAAACAAGATTAGACGCATTTCAACTAACTAATTCATAAACTATGTTAAAAACAGTTATAGACAAAGAAACTGGTAAGGAATTAAGAGCACAATTTCACGACCAAATAGCAGAAAATGAAATGCTTATTGAAGCTTTACGTACAGAGCCGATGGATAACCCATACTGGGATTTTGATAACAATAAATTTTATAATAAATATGAAGACATATCTTAATTATATTTTTACAGGTTTGATTTTATTTTTTGCACCGATTTATGGCTTATTAATTGCCGTTGGCATAGCTATTATTTTAGATACGTTTACAGGTATTTTTAAAAGCATTCGTTTAAATGGATGGCGTTCTATTCGTTCACGTAGATTGTCGCATATAGTAAGCAAAATGCTATTATATCAAACAACTATTTTACTTTTATTTGTAATTGATAAATTTGTATTAAATGAGTTCATACAGATAAATTTTACCATTAAATTTATGTTTACAAAATTAGTAGCTATTTTATTAATTTTTATCGAACTTGTAAGCATTAAAGAAAATATCGAAGAAGCATTAAAAGTTGATATTTGGAAAATTTTAAAAACACTTTTAAATAGAGCAAAAGAAGTAAAAGAAGATATTAATCAAATAAAATAATATGGCTAAAATAACAAAAGATTTTAAACTAGAAGAGTTCAACTGCAAAGATGGTGGAGCTATTCCAAATAATGCAATTTTAAATATCATTGAATTAGCACGCAATTTACAAGTATTAAGAGATGCTATAAATAAACCAATTACAATTACAAGTGGTTATAGAAGCCCAAAATATAACGAAAAAATAGGAGGTGCAAAAGATAGCCAACATATGAAGGGAACTGCTGCGGATATTCAAGTAAAAGGAATGACACCTAAAGAAGTTGCAAAAGTTATTGAGGGGTTAATATTAAGTGGAAAAATGAAGCAGGGGGGGTTAGGTATTTACCCAAATTGGATACATTATGACCACAGAGGAACTAAAGCACGTTGGTAGTATGATTATACAAAAAAAAGCACATAATTATCATAGATATAGATTTGAAAAAAAATCTACTTATGAAGTATTTGAATTTTTAATAACTTCAGATTGGCACTTTGACAACCCGAAAACAAATCGAGAGCTTTTATTTAAACATTTAGAAGAAGCAAAAAACAGAAATGCTAAAATAATAATCAATGGTGATATGCTTTGCTTGATGCAAGGCAAATATGACCCAAGAAAAGCAAAAAACGCTATTAGACCTGAGCATAATGGGAATGATTATTTAGATTTGGTGATAAACGATACTGCCGAAAAAATGCTGCCTTATGCTGAAAATATTTTGCAAATTAATACAGGTAATCATGAAAGTAGTGTGAGTGAAAGAGCTGAAACAAATATATTAATGCGTTTAGTTGAACGTATTAATGCGTTTGCTAAAACAGATATTCAGCTTGGCGCATATATGGGCTACATTAATTTAAATTTCTTTTATAATAGTCAAGGTGGGAATTCTTTAAACATAGCTTATGACCACGGGCACTGGGGCGGAGTTGTAACAAAAGGGGCTTTATCTGTTACAAGGCACGCATCAATATTTCCTGATGCCGATGTTGTAATTTCTGGACATACTCACGATGGTTGGATAATGACACATCCAAGATATGTAATGAATCACTATAAAAATTGTGTTGAGGTTAAAAAGCAATATCATATTAAAACAGGAACTTATAAAGAAGAGTTTGATAGTGGTAAAGGCTGGGCGGTTGAAAAAATAGCAATGCCTAAACATTTAGGGAGCTGTTGGATGAAGGTATATGCAAATAGAGATAATATTGAATTAGAATTTACATTGACAAAATAATGAAAAAAATATTTATTTTATTACTTTTAACTTCTTGCGGTGTACTTAAGAAAAACAAAGAACAAACTAGTGTAGAAGATAAAAGCACTATTACAACTGATATAACTAGGTTTTCAGATACTTTTACGCTAGAGCCGATAGATTTATCAAAACCTATATTATTGGGGAAAGATACCGTTTATAATACAAAAGTAGTATATAATAATACTAAGGAAATAGTAAAAGAAAAAGAAGCTAAAAATATCAACGTAGAGCAATCAAAAAAAGAAAAGCAAGTTGACTATTCAGAAACTATTAAAATAGTCGCAAATAGGCTTATACTTGCTTTTGTGATTGTTGTAATTTTAGTTGTAGTGATTAAGAAATATTTTTAATTTCTTCCAAATAATCAATATTATCATACTTAGAAATATTCATGGCTTATATATTGATTTTATTGGTTATACAAATGGTTAAGTACATATAGTAGTTGTGCAATAGTTTAATCACGTTCTTTAATTTTAAAGAAACCTAAATCCCAATTATCCTTATTGTAGTATAATTCAAAAACAAAATTTCTTGTTTTGTTTACAACTCTTAATGAGCCAATAGAAAAATCAATAGCTTCAATTCCTATTTCATCCCCAACGAAGTAGTTAATATTTCTTAGAACATCGTTAACAGGTTCTTCTTTTAACGCAATTAATCTAACAGGATATTCTGCTTTATTTATTAAAACCTCTTTTAAGTTTAATCTTTTTAAATCTGACATAATCTTTGTGTTTTAAAAACCATTGCACAACATTTGTTTGTAGCAATAGCTTAGTTAGTGTTTAATTAAAAGCCTGTTTTGTGTTTGTTGTGTTGTTGGTTGTAGTTATTAGGAAATATTTATAATTTCTTGTTTAACTTCCTCCCAATAATCTTTTCCTAAAAACATACCGAATGGATTAATTGATTTTATAATCTCATCAACTGCTATTAATGCGCATTGTTTGGCTATATGTGTGTTAAACCATTCTTTAGTATTATTATCTATTCTAAGATATTTCAAAACTAATTCTTCTGCTTTTTCTTTTGCGTTACTCATAATATTTAAAATTTGTTTTATTAGGATTTTGGTTATTCAACATAGCTTGAAAAGTTGTTCTTTTTAAATTAACTAAAGGTAAAACTTCTTTTATTGTATTAAATACATCTCCAGTTATTATGTTTATTATTTTTCTTGATGATGGGTTATTACTTCCAATTTGTGATTTTGTCATTTCAACAAATCTATTTTTTTGATTATCTGAAATTTTACTTAATCCAGTTTTAAAAGCGTGTTTTATATTTTCACTTCTTGTACACCATTCTAAATTTTTAACATTATTATTTGCTTTATTACCATCAATATGATTTACATCTTTTTTATTTAATGGATTTTCAATAAATGTTTCAGCAACAAGTCTATGTACTTTTATAGTTTTAGTTTTGTAATTTCCAATATATAAACCAACCCTTTGATAACCTTGTTTATCATAACTAAATTTTAAAAATTTATTTGTTTTTGAACTAAATACTAAACCTTCTTTAGTTACAAAGTAATTAGGATATTTTTTTATTTTTTTCATAATGTAAATATAAAACATTTATACTAATAATATAAATTCTTTTGGTGTCATAATCCTTTTTCTTTTTTAAGAAATCTTGCAAATGATATTATTTGTTTTTCAGTTAATTGATAGTGAAGTTCTTCTGTAAACCAAAGTGGATTTCCGCATACATTATTTTTCTTACACCATTTTTTAAATATTTCTGAATCCTTCATAATCCTTTTTCTTTTTTAAATCGTTCTAATAGTTCTTTAATCGGAGCTTGTCCTAATGGTGGATTATCAGTATCAATTAACCACCCTGCAAACTCAATAGCAAATTCATCCATTTTTTTTTGACGTCTATTTCTTATTTTTTCAAGAGTATTAGATTTTTCTTCAGATACTAATTCTAAAAACTTTTCTTTTGGTGTCATAATATGTTCAATTTCTCTTTTTAAATATTCCATAGCTTTTTTTAAATCTTCAATCTCATTTTCTTTTTTTCCTGCTCGAGCAATATATTTTAATACATTACCTCGATTGAAATTAAGATCATACATTTTGCAAAAGTCTATAATATCTATATTTTTTTCGTTTTTATAATATTCAGGTTTCATTATTTTATAATTAAATGTATTTCACAATTATTTTCAATTCCTTTTAACTCTTTAATACCTAATTTTAAGGCATATTGATAAGCATAAAATAAAGCCTTGGAGCTTTTAGTCTGTGCGTGTAACTTTTGAGGAGTTACATTCATCTTTTTAGCAAATTGATTATTGTTTAATCCTAAGCTATTAATTAAATTTTCTAGTGTATTCATTTTTTAAATATTTCTAATAAACCTTGCATCGTTTCTGCTTTTGGCTCACTACCATCTAATAATTCACTTAAACACCACTCAGCAAACTCAATAATTTGTTGCTTTTCCATTTCTTTGGCTTGTGCTAAAGCCTCTGCCATTTCAATTGCTTGACTTGGTTTTACTAAAACATCTCCAAATATTCTTTTATATTCTGAATGTAAAAATTCTACTGCTGTCATATATTATTTGTTTTTAAAATTTTGAATTTATAATACTATTAGCTTCTTTGATAACATCATCAATTGCTCCTTGTCTATTTCTATAATCTAAACCTCTATAAATTACAATTAAACTATCGTCAAGTAAATTACATTGATAGCTTACTTCATCTTCTGAATCTTCTAAAATATTAACTTCTATGAATAAACAATCTAATGAATCTAAAAAATCAATAATCAATGCATTTTGAATAGTTCTTGGGAGTAAATAAAATGATTTATTATTAATTAAAATATCATCTTCTTTTTTAATAATTTCATTCAAATCATAGTTGTAATTTTTATAAACAAAATGAAAGAATTTTAATTTAGCTTTATCTGTTAATATCATATCTTATTTCTTTTTAAATTGTTTAATAATACTCTCTACAGTTAAATCTGTATTAAAAAATCTTCTTTCATCTTCTTCTAAACTTTCACAACAATTATAAAGCATAAATTTAACTTCTTCCTCACTAAACAAATTTTTGTTTTGTTCTTGTTCACACTCATTCCAAACTTTTAATAAGGCTTGCTGTACACTTCTACTTTGAGGATAAGCTGTTTCCGCTTGTATCTCTTTAATTCTTTCTGAATTCATATCTTATTTGTTTAAAATTATTCGGAATACAATTCAAGGTATATTCCGATATTCATGTCGTGTATATTGATTTTATTGATGTTTACAAATATTAATTACATATAGTAGTTAGTAGCTATGTTATCCAAGATAACGTTTAATAATTTATTTATCTAAATCATCAAAAATAATATCTTCTTTTTCTTTTAATGAATCTGTAAAAGAAAATCCTTTATAAATAATAGTATTATAAATATCATTTTCATATTGATTTTTTATTTTTTCTTTAGCTAATTCAATAATTTCAGCTAATGTAATTTCAATTTCTTCTTCTTTTGACGGGAGAAATTCACTAATTAATTTTAAATTTACTTTTATCATTTTACTTTTGTTTTAAAAAGTTATTATAAGCTTGTTCGTAATCGAAACCATCTTGTTGAAAAACTGACTTTAAAAAGTTAATCATATTTTCTTTTTCCATTTTTTCAGCTTCTTCTAATGAGAATTTTCTATCTCTAATAGCTTGTTCAGATGTAATTCTATTCGATAACCTATCTTTTCTTATTCCTTCTAATTGTTCATAGATAAATAATACTGCTGTTTGTTTCATAATTTTTTAATTTAAATTTATTCGGAATACAAATCAAGGTATCTTCCGATATTCATGTCGTATATATTGATTTTATTGATGTTTACAAATATTAATTACATATATTAGTTAGTGGCAATTAATCGAAGAACCAATCGTTGTTCTTTTTCATAACTTCGATTTTACTTGAAAGCCATTTCGGCAATTTGTCTTTGTTTTTATGTGTTATCTTTTTGGTAATACCACAATCTTGACAATATGCACCAACTCTTATTCTGCCACCGTATTCATTATTTTTATAGTAACTATCAACCTCAAATATTCTTTGGTGGTAAGCCTCAATTGTTTCAACGAATGTTACATTATTATGTTTACACATAGCTTATAATTTTAACTGCCACTAACACTGCATATATTCAATAGCTACTATATGCTTAATTTAATGTTAGTGTGTGTTTGGTTATTAATTGTTTAATTTAAAATATTGTGCTTTTTTGCACGCTACTGAAATATATGCTTTAACGTTATAAACAATTATTCTGAATATATACGTACAATTACTCTATTTGGTATTTGAAACTCAACTTCTTCCACTTTAAAAATTTTACCTTTTTCGTATTCTTCTAAATAATTTCTTTCAATCCATTTTAAATTTATTAAATCACCTTTTCTTGGCATTAGAAGCCCAGCGATATCTTCTGCTACTAATCTGTCTTTACCGTTTATGTTTTGTATAACATAATCAATTTCAATACCTGTTTTCATAAAATAACTGTTTATAACATTGGTTTTGCTCAATGGCTGTTTTGGGCAAAATTTAAGCAATGTTTTGTGTTTGTAAAATTTGTTTTTTAATTCAATAATTTAGGCTTGCTTTTCAGCCACTAAGCAAAGCCACGGGACGTTATTCTCTCCAAGCTTTACAACCAAAGCTTTACAGTCATAATACCAACTATCAGAAGTTTTTTCAAAAACACTTCCGCAGTTTTCACATTCTACGGTTTTTTCATCGTATAAATCACAATATTGTTCTGTTCCTGCATATTCTTTTTCGCAAACAGGACAATCTATATGATTATGTATTATTTCATTGCACATATCGCAACAAATCTCTCCGTAAACTTCCAAATCAAATTCCTGATTAAGAACAACCGCTAACAGCGGTTTTGAGCTATTGCCGTCTTGGTCTTGAACTGTAACATTTTTTTGTGCTTTCATAATCTGTCTTAAATTTAAAGTTTTAGGTGTGTTTTTTCGGCAACATCACAAAGCCGCAGGACGTTATCAGCAACCGTTGGAGTCGATATTCGTTATCAATGTTTCTTTCCATTTATTGAATGCTTTAATTGTACTTATAGAAGCATATCCTATTATAGAATTACCTGTCTTTACGCTGTTAGGTATTCTTTTATGGTTGGATATTTCAAAAGAAATATTTTCTCCTTTTAAGTGTCTATTTTTTAAATCTTGCAGTATCATAGTTCTGAATATAAAATTATATCACCATCATTGTCTAATGAAACATCTTCCCATCTTCCATCTGAATTGTATTTTTCTAAAATAGAATTGGTATCTTTTTCTTCGAACTTTTCTAAACACTTCATTGTGTCTCCGTCAATTACTTTTTTCATTTGAATATATTTTTAAATTAGTGTTAAGTGGTATGCTGATAACATATGATAAGAGCAATTTGCAGACGTTCTGTCCTTCGATTCAGCTTTTGTAGTGGCAAACTGCTCCTATCATCAGCCGTTAACACACATTTGTCAAAATTACCGTTCGTGTTTTATTTGATATAATTTTGTTTTTTTTGCAAATATATAAAAATATTTTTTAAAATAAAATTTTTTTTTATTTTTTTTTTGTCATTACTTTGCCTTATCAAAATAACAAATTATGAAAACATTATTTTATTTAACACTTGCTACAATAGCAATGCACACAGAAAATTATATAGTTATGGGAACTATATTTATATTTTTAAGTTTAACAATTTATAAAATTATTAAAGATGAAAAACATACACGTATTACCAACAGATAAACCAAGTAGGTTAATAATTTATTCAACGTTACTAAATGAGTTTAGATTATTAGACGAACCAATTGAAGATTGGAAACACAAAAGAAACATCTACATCACTTCTGATGAAGAAATTAAAAAAGGAGATTATTATATACACGGAAACAGATTACACAAACACTTGGGTAAAAAATGCCTTGATGTTTTGACTAGTAAAGAATACCAACAAAGTAGTTTTATAAATAAGGATTCGGTCTTTAAAAAAATCATTCTAACAGACAATAAAGACTTAATAAAAGATGGTGTACAAGCTATTGATGATGACTTTTTAGAATGGTTTGTTAAGAATCCGAATTGTGATAGTGTTGAGTTTACTGAATATCTTGATAGTGGATTTTCTTATGGCTACAAAATAATTATTCCAAAAGAAGAACCTAAACAAGAAACACTTGAAGAAGTTGCTAAAAAAAAGTATCCAATGTTTAAAGGAGAAACTTATATCGGCAATAATAAAAAGATGTTAAAAAGAGCTGCTTTTATTGCTGGTGCTAAATGGCAACAAGAACAAAACAAAAAATTGTATAGTGAGTTGGTTGATTTATTAGAAAGATTAACAACAATTTACAAAGAAGATTCAGATTTGCATCATAAATATGACAAACAAAGATTAAACCTTATTAAACTATTTAAAAACAAATAAATTATGAAAACACTTTGGAAAAGACTAAGTAAAGAGAACAGAAACAAATTAAAAGTTTCTGCAAAAAAATACCCTAACTCAACAGGACAATTAATAAAAGCATTGAAAAATGAATATTCTTATATCAGTTTAAGTTTTGAGTGTATTATATGGTTGCTACAAGAAACAACAGCGGAACAAACAACATTAACTAACGTAGATGAATTGTTTAACGATAAATAATAAAATTATGAAAGAATTTAAAATTACAGAAGAACAAATCAAAGAAAACAAAGACTTAACTTTAAAAGAGTATTTTAAAGAAATGTTTAAAACTAAATTAGAAGTTGGTAAATGGTATGTTGTAGAAAATATACAAAAAGGAAGTCTTGGATATGATGGAATTGGTATGTTTACTAAAGAACATGCAAAAAATGGTTTATTAAGCGATAAATTTGGGTATAACTTTTTAGAAACAAATGGTAGTATTTGGAGAATAAATGGAGATATTCGTTTAGCCACAGAAAAAGAAGTATTTAACGCTTTGAAAAAAGAAGCTGAAAAAATAGGATATAAAGTTGGCTCAAGAGTTAAATGTTTAAAAGATGGAGAAATTGAAACTATAAATCAAATAGATTATGATTTTTATTTTGATTACAGTAGACTTTGGATTAATGAAGATTGTAAAATTTTCGATAACGGTAAATGGGCAGAAATAATATCACAACCTGATGAAGTAATAGAGTTAAACGGAGTTAAGTATAAAAGAATAGATTAAAATTATGAAGAAGTTTAAAATTTATTATTGGAAACATAAAAACGATGAGTGCGTCGATTGTGAAAAAATTGTAGAATCTCATAACTTTGATATAGCTTATCAAGAATTTAGAAAAAATAACCCATTTGTTAAAATTAGAGAGATAAAAGAAATATTATGAAAACATTTAAAGAATTTAAAGATTTTATTAAAAATCAAGGTAAAAAAGCTGATGCTTGTGAAAGTCAATATAAGAGAGTATTAGCATCTGAAACATTTGAAGAACTACTTCAAGTTATAAAAGATAATTATAATTGGTGTTATTCTAATAACATTTTTACAAAAGAAGAATTAATGAATTATGTGCCAAATAAAACTTTGTTAGATAATGGATTTTATTACAACTATTCAGGGGAACTATTAAACGATAAAGTTGCAGTTGTGTATGACGCAACTATTCAAAATGTTTGGGATAACGCTATTATTCAAAATG